TGCCGCGGTGAAGACGGCCGTTCTTCCAGCGGGCCTCGTGATAACTGGCCTTGGCGGTGCGGGAATAATCAATATTGATTTTCATGTCGCGCATCAGTTTATCGATCGCGCCGCTGTTGCCGGATTTGACGTACCGGAGAAAACGGATCCTGGCCGCCGCGCGATCCTTAGTGCGGGCACCGTAAGAGAGTACGAGAGCAAGCTCGGTTTCGTTGGAGATGTAGACTTTGTTGTAGTCGCGGGCGAGAGCGCCTTCCCCTTGCTGGCGGGCATCCTCGCCAAAACCGAAGGGTTGTGTGACCATGGCCAGTTCAACGGACAGGAGGCGGGCTTCCGGCGGCAGCGCCTGATCGATGGTCTCGCCGGCGATCTTCGCCTTCTCCTTCAGCTTCGCCATCAAGCCGCGCAGATCAACATCGACGGTGATCATTTCTTGAGGATCGGTTCGTAGAGGCAGGTGAGAAAGGGATCGTTGAGATCGAGCAGGCCGTCAATCGCACGGATGGAGACTGGACGGGGGACGTTGATGACTTTCCCGATGAGCGGATAGATGGGGCCGGTGGGGCCGTTGAAATCGGACTTAAGGAAGACGATGGTCCCAGAGAATTCCTCAACCAAGCCTCCTCCTTTGGTGCGGAGTTCGACCGAGTAAGTAAGGCCGTCGACAATAGCGGTGTAGGTCTTGCCAAGATACTGGACCGGTTGTCCCATGAGTATCATCACCTGGTCGCTGGCAGATGCCCAAGCGGCTTTGAAATCGTCGGGTGTCATGGGAGTAAAAGAAGTTGCGGAGGCAGGATTTGAACCTACAATCAACGGCTTATGGGGCCGTCCGCTCGTCCGGGCTTGCGTTCTCCACGCTTGAACTGGGATGTCAACCAGGCACGAAAAACCCCGCTGCGGGGAGAGGCCGGAGCGGGGGAAAAACGGTGACCGTTATTTCGTTTGCGCGTTGAGCAACTAAGAAAGGGTTTGGTCACCCAACCGCAAGGCTCGAGGCCTACGCAGTCAGGCAACCAAAGAGGTTAGGCTGCTCCTTTGATCAGGCCCTTGGCGACGGAAGCTGCCCGCAGTTCGTTGCAGAGTGCGACGAGAGCCGCATTATCAACAATGAGTTGATTGACTCGGGCAATGAGGCCGTCCGCCTGAGCCTGGCTAAAGCCGTACGGGGTTGAGGTGGTGGCGGCGGTCGTGGCTAGCGCCGCACCGACGGTGGGGGTGACTGCCGCTTGCGCCGCGCCCGCCCGCTGGACGACAGGAGTGGCGCCGTGGAAGGCAAGTTTATCGGTTGCAGACCGACCAACTTTTGTGCCGATGGAGGTGGTTCGAATGGCGAGGGACATGGTGTTTTCCGGTTGAGCGGCGCCGCCCTTGCGAGCGGTGCCTGCGGGTTAGCTGGTGACCAGGCGCACGAGGTTGTTGGGATTGCCCTTGGCGAAGCCCTGCAACCACGAGATGCGGTTGTTGATGGCGAGCGTGTCGGGATTGATCCACTGGTTGACCATGACGCGGAACCCGGTGACGGGATCCTCGACATAGTTGAGAACGCCGGGGAACTTGAGGCCACCGGCCATGTCCTCGGGGTTCTTCGGTGCCCGGGCGACGAATATGGTGGCATCGGGGACACCCGCCACACCGACCAGGTTCTCGCCGTTGTCGGGGAGCTGGTTGTACTGCGTGATGCCGAGACCCATGACCTCGGGGAGGACGCCGGTCCGGATGGCTTCCGCGTTGGCGGGGTTGTTGAGGGCAGTGACGATCATGGAGTCGCCCAGGAGCGAATCGTAGACCGCGCTGTTAGGAATGAAGAACCGCTTCTCGACAGGCACGCCGGCGTCATCGAGTTTCTTTTTCAGGGCCCGCAGCGTGTTGTCGTAGTCCCAACCGGAGGCCACAGTAACTTTGTTGGCATAAGCCGCGTTGAGCCAGAGGGCGGCGATGGTGTCGATGATAGAGTTGGCGAGGGTGACGGCGATGGGCTGGGCGGTTTCCGTCAGCAGGTCGCGGTCGGTGGAGTTATATTCCGCCGGGGTGAAGGCGACATGGATCTCCTTGTGATCGGTGAGGGAGATTGGAACATCGGTGTCGGTGACGTTTTGAGCGCCCGTACCGAAGGCGTTCACAGTCAGGGTGGACAGGATGCGGCTTTTGACCGACTGTCCGAGGAGCGCATTGTCCACGCGACCATCCAACTCGCGGAAGCCCATGGCGATGGTCTTGAGCAAGGGGCGTTGCGTGAAGGTGAGTTGAAGCGCCTTCTGCAGGATGAGGGCGCCGGAGAGGGTACCGAGCGAATTGGAGTACCGGGCTGCAGGGGTCGGAAAGGTGGAGGTGCAGACGGGCCCGGTAAAGGAACTGGCAGCCAGGACGATCAACCCGGCCATGTGGATTTTTTTCATTGGGGTGTGTGTTTTTTTTGGGGTGGGGGTTGGTGGACTGACTTAGAGTTTGTCGGCGTGCTTCTTGAAGAAGGCGGCGCGTTCCGTCACGTCGGTGATGGCGGAATACTGCTCCTGCAGGCTCTTGCCTTTTTCGCCGGTGGGGTTTTCGGTGCCACCCAAGGCGAGAGGGGCGTGGCCTTGGGAGGCAAGGAGCTGCGCGGCCTTTTTTTCGACCGTGGTAGCCGCAGCCTTGAGGTCGTCGCGCTCGGTGGTGAGGCCGATGATGGAAGCATTGCGATCGGCGAGGGTTTCGTTGGCCGTCTTGAGTTGGCCGTTCAGGGCGGTAACTTGCGCGGTGGCGGTGTCGCGCTCCGAGGTGATGCCGAGCAGGGTATTGTCCCGCGCGGCAATCGTTTCGGTGGCCGTCTTAAGCAGACCGGTGAGGCGAGTGATTTCCGCTTTCTGCGCCTCCAACGTGTTTTCGAAACGAGGCGCGGGGTGAAGCGCCGAAGCGCACAAGAGGAGGGCGAGGTTGTTTTTCATGCGAAAGGTTTTCCTTTCGCCGAGGTGTCAACTGACTATTGGAATTTTGATGAGAACCATGGCGTCGTCCCACGTCTCAATCCCGGCATTGGCGATATCTGGATCGAGGATTTCGCCGCGATGAGCAACGACGGAATGCATGACACCGCGGGCATTGCGCCCGCCGAGAATCAAAGTGCCGGTGTGAGCAAGTGTACCCAAATCCGCGAGAGCCATCTTAAGGGCCTTACGGTGAAGGAAGATAATTTCCCACCCTCGTGGCAGCAACCAGGCGCGGGCATCCTGCAGCCAAGTCTCCGGCTGCGCACAGAAGTCGGGGATGCTCTCGTAGGGAATTTCCGTGACCATCGCAAGACAGGCGGGGAAGCAGCGGTTGCCCCCGACCATGACGATCCGCTTCATAAGCGGGCAAGCATCGTCGCCATGTCGGGGACCAGACCGTCCACGAGGTTGGCTTTGAGGGCCTCGATACCGGTGAAACACTGGCCTTGCATGGATTCGTTGGAAACGCCAGGGCGCATCGATTGCACGAGAGCCTTGAACTTCCCGGCTTCGCGATCGATATCGGCCTGGATGTAATCGGCTTGCTCTTTGGTCAGGCTGGTGCCGGGAGTACCCATAGCCTTGTACTGCCCACTAGCGAAAACGCGAACAACGATGCCGGCCTTTTCCGCCATAGCTGAATAATCGACGTAGGTAACTTTGACGCCAATGGAACCGATACAGGCCGAGGGCGCCGCGAAAAGACTCCCGCACGGTGCGGCAATTTCATAACCAGCCGAGGCACAAATGTCGTTGGCATAACCGATGGTCCGTTTGCCGGGCGTGGCGGTGAGGCGGGCAACCTTGGCTGTGAGTTCCTCGACGCCGGTGATGTAGCCCCCGGGGGTCTTGAAATAGAAAAGGACCGTGTTGATTTTGGGATTGGCCGCGACGGTATCGATCATCGTGGAAATCAAATCGACATCAGCGCAACCAAAGTAGCGTTGCTCAAAAACCGTGAGCCCCATGGTAATAACGCCAACCACCGGGATGATGGCGAGCCCGCGAGATTCATCCATCTGTAGCGCAGCGCGAGGCGGATAGATAGCCGCGACCATGTCATCGAAATAGTCGTTAATGTCGGATTCATCGGAAGCGGGATCAGCAGGATCCGATGCGGCGGTGGGACGAAAGGAATGGGGGTCGAAAGCCTGAACCTTGTCGAGAAAGGCCTGAAGGTGGGAGTCTTCAAACGCAACGAGCTGGCGGGTCTTGACGTGAGATTTGATTTTCATGGCGTTTAGACTTTCTCGGAAACGGTGGTCGTTTCGTTCTTGGGTTGTTGGCCGAGGATGATGGGGCTAACTCCCATTTCCTTTCCGATCTCAATGCGGCGCAATTCCTCGGTGGCGAGCTGACGGAGATGATCATCAACAGTCTTGCCTTGAGGGGTGAGGATGTCGTGCAGGCTCGTGATTTTCGCCAGGTAGTCCGCACGATCCTGTGCTTGCTCGCGACCGATGTCGGCGGTCATCTCGCCTGGCATGGTGAATTCCCACAGATACCACTCATCACTCTCATCAAGAGCACCGATCTTGATCGCTTTGGCAATGGCGTACTGGACTTCCTGCTTGGCGCCAGGGCGAAGGACATCCTGACGGTCCTGACAGGCACGGTTGCATTTGTTGAACGCGGCGCGAAGCGCGGCACCTCCCAGCGTGTTGAGTTTCCACGCAACTTCGTAAGACCAGCTGGTGGCCATGACGGCACCTTTAATGATCCGGTCCCAGAAGGATTCCCAGTTCGGGCCCGGGCGACCGTGTTGCAAAGTGGAGAGCTTACTGCCGGAGTTGCTCTTGAAAAAGCGGATGAGCCCGCCGAGCAGCGTCTGCGTCATCACGGGTGCCGTCGTGGTCGCGGCGTTGCCGGGGGTGGCGCCGGAGAGAAGGCGATTACGGGGGTCAGTGACATCGGCCATGCCTTCTGGATTCTCTTCCACGAGGCCGATGTTGCTGAGGATTTCCATGGCCATCTGCTCAAAGCCCTGAGTTCGCTTGAGGGATTTCATGTCCTCCAGCACAGGAGTGAGGGCGGGAAGGCCGCGGCCTTGATCGTACCATTGAGGATCAAAGACGTGGATCAAGTCGCGAGCGCTGATGAGTTCCCAACCCTCATCCGTGGTGATTCCGTAAGCGACGGGGCGACCGACGCGGTTGTAAACCACGCCTTGGCGAATGACGAGACCTTGATAAGGACCGTCCTTCATCGCTTCGCCATCCGGATACTCGCCGCTATTGATTCGGTGCGAGGGGATGCGTTGCGTTTGAGGAAAGCCGCTTTCACTTTCGGTGAGTAGCTTGCCGAAATCGCCGCTGACATCCACGTTCACAGAGTCGAGGTGAAGGTTGGTCTGAAAATCGTAATTGCGACCACGGACGTCGCAGATCGGATAGTAGCTTTGCTCCAGCCAGTCGGTGGCTTTTTGTCCCCAGGCAATGTTCTTGCCCATGAACCGAGGGCGCCAGGCGCGACCGACGGAGTAGAGGGCCTTGTCGTCGATGATCCGGGAGATACCGCTGTTGGCGTAAAGGCGACGTGAAGCGGAGACGATGAGATCGTAATCCCATTTCCGGGCATCGTCCTGAAAATCGCGTGGGGTATTGTTCCCGAAATTGCTATTGAGATTGGAAGGGTCCGCCGCATCAAAAAAGCGTGGCCAGCCACCCCACCCTGTACCAGCGGATGGAGATGCATCGGCCTTGGCTTTTGGGGTAGAAGTGAAACCGAGGGAGTTCAGCGCCACGGAAAAAAAATTCATATCAGGCGTGCCTTCCGTAGAGTGTGGTGATCGGGCCGGTGTTTCCGGCCTCAAGGGTTTCGATGGCCAATTCAATGGCAATCATCACATCGGTCTTAGTCATGCCTTGCGGTGTGGAAAGGGAGATGGACTTGCCGTTGATCGTGCTCGATATCAGGTTGGATTCACCATTCTTGGAGGCTTCGAATTGGCCGTTCTGTAAGGCGGTAAGCCACGCAATTTGGTCGCTGACGGCATGGGGTTCGGAGGACTTGGCCGCGGCTTGGCGGATGAGAACTTTCTGAAAGACGTGGTTGTAGCCGGCCATGGTGATGGGGCGGGGGTGTCAACGTGCTTACTTTTTCAGAACCTCTTCAAACCCACGCAGGGCGAGCTGACCAAATTGCTTGCTGAGTTGGCAGACGGCTTTGGATTCCATGGCGGCAAAACCATGACGCTTGATTATTTCCTCGAAGCCCCAGGCGATGAAATCTTCCTTGCGCATCTTGGTGATGGGACGGTCAAGATCGTCCTTGTCGCCGGTGGGTTCGATGTGGGTGAGTTCGTGATCGAGGACCGCGGTCTGTTCAGCGAGACTGAGTTCGTTCCAGCGCTCGGCGTCCAAAAGAATCTCGACGTCGTAGCCTTTGATCAGTCGGTCCTTCGTGGAGACCGTGGCCACGCTCGCCGCGGCAGCATGACCCGCGTAGCCGGAGATGGCGGGGGACGTTGCATGACCATCTTTGCCGATGGCCGGAAAGGCCATGATCAGGCCGATCTTGACGTCATGCGCATCCAGTCGTGGGTGATATTTTTCCCTGACTTCTTTGAGGAGAGCGATGGTGGCATCAGCGGGCAAGGCGTACGTTTTTCCCATAGATCTGAGAGGGAATGTCAACCGTGGGGATCGGGTTCCGGCATGGGTTTTTCCTTTTCTGGAGCGGGTGCGTAACCAATGAGATTTGCAATGCACGCTCCGAGAACTTGGAGAACGCACAAATCCCAGCCGTGATTGGCGTGTTTGATTTTGACGTACCGACGGGTGACTTCCTTGGTCTTGGGGTTTACGAAATCGCGCAGGACTTCCGAATCAATCTGATGGGTAAATTCCGGCGACACATCATCCGGAGTTTCCCAGGCAGCACCTTGCCCCGCACGGAGTCGAGAGAGAATGTCCTTGAGCGGCTTGTTGCCAAAATTAATTTTCCAGCAGTGCCCATTGATGCCGGAAAAGACTTTTTCCATCTTCGAGAAATACCGTTCATAGGGTTTTCCTTTTTTAGGGTAATGAGTATAGAGGTCGCGATCCTCGCCCATGACGGCCGTCCAATTGAACTTTGCGCAGACCGAATAAACTTCACTGGGTTCATACCGGGCATCCATGAAAGTGGCGCCGTCCATCACCTTGTACCGAAGCTGAATATCGCGGAGCGCAGACTCGGTGTTAACCCGGCTTTCAAAAAGGATACGGCTGGAGCCATCCGACTTCCATGCGGCTACCATCGCCCAATAGTGATCTTTCTGTTTGTCGATCGTCAGGAAGCGGATGTGCTCTCCAGGCCACATCTCGCCGTTCATGTAGTCGGTTTTGAGGTAACCGCTTATCCGGAGGGCGCCGTAGGGCACGGTCAGTTCATCGCTCCAAAATTCTGCGAGGCGCTTTTGCTTGAACGTCTTTAAAGGACCGAGGTCACCTTTGTGTTTGGATTCATTGGCCTTGATCCATTCAACCGCGAGAGTTCCCCACGAAATCCACCAGACGCAAAGCGCGTTGTACTGAAAGCTCCGTTTCTTTTTAGAAGGCTTCGGATTGGTGGCAACGTAGCTGAGGGAGGAGCTGAGTTGCCGGCGGACTTGGATGTCATCAACGAAGATGGGAGAGGGACAGGTTTCGTTTTCGCAGATATACCTCGCGGAAGCAGCGGCAGCATCGTAATCCCAAACCCCGTTAGAATCGGTGCAGTCGTCATACAAAAGGAAACCTCGAGGAGCGATGGTGGAGGCGGCAACTTCCCCCTCTGACTTCGGCGGGCGCATGCGCCAGGGCTGAACCGTTTGGCAATGGGGACAAGTGAAATGAGCAACTTCCCGAGTTCCGGCCTGATATGCGGCGAAGAGTTCAGTCTCAGCATCACCCGCTTTTTCATCACCGCCCTGCGAAACAAAAACACACTTCGCATTCCATCGATCATGGAGTCGTGCGCGGGACTCCCGCATGATTCGCTGCTTCCATTTCCACACCTCATCTCCCAACACCCAACGGCAGGACCGTGATTGGGTATCAGAGTCATTCGCACCACCTGTCCAAAGTGGCATGTGATCAAAGAGGACCGTATCGACCTTGTCCTTAATGAGCTTGGTTGGCCATAGTGCAGCGACGGGTTTGCAAGCTTTGAGCGCCGGCTTGCCCCGGGACTCAAACCACACATCGGTCATAGGAACCGTATGATTGAGAACGAGGGTCGGGCCCGGGTTCTCGACGATGATGTTGGCGAGCGCCACTTCGAAGTAAGTTGTCTTGGCGGAACCAGGTGGACCGATCAGAACAATCTCATCGAGACTGGTGTCAGGCAGGGCGTCGAGAGGATCGCGAAGCCAGTAGGATTGATCGGGATCATAATCCGGCGAACGGGCAGAGTGTGGGAGCTTGACGCACTTCCGCCCGAACTCTGAAACACTGAGGGAGCTACGTGGGCGCCACGCCTGACGCCATGCGTCTAAGGCGACGGTGGGCATTCGGGGACCGGAAGATAGAGGTTGGAGGTGGCATCATTGAGGCTGGCGATGATCTCGTCGCATTTGGCACTGACGATTTTCTGGATAGCTGCGGAGTCGAGACCGGCGAGCACTCCGGGAAGATCGTTCTCAAGCCGGAGAAGCTGCCCGCGCGTGGCGGTGGCGATGCGAGTGATGTCTTCACGGATCCTTGAGTTTTCTGTGTACTCGCCGCGGAGAACCTGAATTTCGAATCGAAGTTTCTCATTTTTGAGACGGGTATTTTCCCGTTTCTCGGCAGCGTCCGATGGCGGTTGTTTGCCGTCAGCAGCCTTTAGCCCAGGTGGGACGGTTTTTTGGGCGCTGAGTTTCTCCAGCATCGCGGCTGGATCGTCGAGAGGGTAGCCTTGATCAGCGTACCGCAGAATTGTCCGGTAGCTGCAACCGTACTGAACCACATAATCCTTCAGCTTCTTCTGGTACTTTTTACCCACATCCCTACTGAACCTGTCAACAATCCATCTCTGTCACCGGGAAATGTGACAGCATGTTTTCATCAAAGACCAAAAAAAGTGACAAAAGACGATTAACCCGCCGTATCAGAGGAGGGTCTAATAGATTCCTTACCCTGTTTTGAGAGGTAATAATTAATCATGACAGTGTCCTATCTGTGTCAGTCATGCTGGTCATATTCCATGTATCCCTAAGTCTTTTTTCCATTTCGAAGAAGTAATTATAGGAATGCCCGACATGCCCGACACACCAACCCGACTTCTCTTTTGTTCATCTGTTTCTATTAGAAAGATAAACCCTTCCATGACAGCAGGAAGGGTGCGGGAAACCAAAGGGAACGCGCTTACGCGGTCTCAGCCCCATCATCAGACTTCAGTCGCAAGCCGCGCACGAACCGTACAACCTCCTTAGATGCTGCACTCTCTCGCGAACGGACAGGCTTCACATCACTGAACCGCTCGTACAAGCGCCGGAAGAACCAGGTGAGCATCTTATCGCGATGCAGCCCCTGCTCCTCAAGGAAGTTCCCATACGCAGCCTCAATGTCCGACTTAAACTCCTTGGCCGTCGCATCCATCTCACAGCAGTTCTTAACGAAATAGCCCACCGGGTCATTCGAGATGGCGAACTTAGCCGCCACCGCCTGACTGTCCGTTCCCCCGAGTGGAATCGCCCCACTCGACTGCAGCTTAATCAGACCATCAACCATCCAACGGAAGATGCCCTCACGCTCCGCCCGCAACTTATACTCGAGGTTAGTATCCTTTTTATCTTCCGGTACCAGGACTTTGAAGTGAAGGAACCTCAAGCGCCGAAATTCCGCACCAGTCCCGTTCTTGAATACCGGCAGCGTGTTGGCCAGAAAGACTAGCTTTGCCCGCGGGATCATGTTTAGCGGACGGCCGTAAATCTGCCGGGCATCGAGCTTTTCACCCGAAACCACGATCTTGAAATTCGAGGAATCATCCATGTCGATCGTGCTTACCTCAGTCCCCAAATTAACCGCCGCCATCGCCAGTTTATACAGGCTATAACCCTTGGAATCACAGATTTGGTGCATCGACAAATTCGTCACCAAATCTGAATGCGACTCCGGCTCAACCAGGGTATTCATCATGGCCTGAGCAATCTTCGATTTACCGGTTCCCTCAAGCCCGTACATGATCAGACACGCCTCAAATTGTGTGGTAGGCCATAGAAAATTGCCCGCAGCGAACTGCAGCAGCTCTGTATCAGCGGGTTCAGGTAATGCGCCGGCAATGATTCTTTTAAACAGCGGGCAATCCACAACCTTGTTCTCGTCATAGCTCGCCGCGGACTTGGACGTGAAGCCATGCTCCTGGGAGTGCCTCTCCATCGTCACCTCACCGCCCGCCCAAAGCTTCAGGACGCCATTGGCGACGTTTAACAGGATGGACTTGGAGCCATCCTCCTCTGTTACCATCTTGTTGAACCCCATCAGAGAATCCGCCCGGACCTGACATTTCGTTTGGACATGCTCCAAAAGGTTCGCCGCAGCCCGGGCAGTCCGGTATTCCCGTGGAATCACCGACAATGCCACCGGGCCGAATTCTTCCCGGGTACGGGGTAGCCAAGCGCCGGCATCGTAAACATACCAGTCATCCCCCACACAACGCAGGCCTGCGGAAAGCGGTTTTACCCCCAGCAGCTTCTCGGCGTAGACCAACTCATCAAAGCGACCCTTGCCATCTTCGGCCTTTTTCGTGTTCAGCAGGGCCTTTACCTGCTTGAGCAGACTCAAATCCGCTTGTTTCGACGACGCTTCATCGCTCATTTTTTCTTGGCTCCTTTACGGAGCTGTGCCTGATGCTCCCTCAACAACCGCGCTTCCCTCTCCTGCGCCTCGGGATCAATTTCATCAGCCTTCTGCCTCAACTGAACCGAAACCCAGTGAAGCTGTTCCGGCGTCAACTTTGACACCAGTTCGCCCAGCGTATCGTCAACAACGGTCGCAAGATGCAAGGCATCCAGTTTAGGCGCGACAGCATCAGCAGCTGGAGCCGTGCGACCGGCTACGGAAACTTTCCGAACCCTGCCATCAGAACCCTTGCGGCCAGTTGGGCCTTCGCAACTGGAAACGTTTCCAGTTGGGCCACATTCCCGCCGAACCTTGCCAACGAAAATATGGGAAACCTTGGCGTGGCCAGCAATCACCCGATCACTCCAAAGCGCCCATTCCGGATCCTGTAGGAGCAATTCCACCGCCCGGCGCTTGTCCTGAGCCGAACGCTTGAGCCCATGAGTCGCGTTCGCGCCCAAGGCATACAACAGAGCCTCCCGTCGTCCCCCAAGTCGAACGTCACACTCAATCTCGTGGATGGATGCCTCCTTCGCCCCAAATAGCCGGTGGAAACCGTCAGCGAGCCAATAAAGCACGTTTGTTAAAACCTTACCCGCCGCTTCACAAAAAAATGAATTCTCTTCCTTGAAAACGACCACGGCCGGAAACAACGCGCCAGTGCGCCAGGCTCCAGCGTATTCCGTCACCACCTCGTCATTCATTCCGCCAGCGCGGGCCTGCAGTTCCATGTCGACCGTAATCCGGTCCATCGCCAACTTCATTTGGCTTTCCTTCTGCCGCGCCGGCATCGGCAATTAGCCATAATGATTTTAAGTTCTAATTTACTGAGGTCGACATTATGAATTTCAATTTCTTCTCGGTAAATACGTCTCCTGGTTTGCGTAAGCCTGACCGATCCATCGTTATTCACTGAGGCCGTCGTTTCTTCGTTTAGTTTGAATTGCATAAATTTAGTCAGTTTTTTGGCAGCGACCTTTTCGCTATCTTCAATAAATCGTTCAGGTCCTTGCCGATGATCTCATTCGGCTCTCGGATATAGACCTCGTTGCAGATAGCCTGCAGCAGTTCGGAAAAACACGGCTCCTCACCCATCCGCGTGGTCCATCCGTCGCCGGCGGTATCGCGATCGCAGATCATCACCACGTCCAAATCCGGCCGTAGTGGTTTCCGCACTTTCTTTTTCCGCTTTTGGCCGGTCGCAGTTATCACCTCAACTGTTTCCTCGAGGGATTCGACTTCTCCTTGAAAATCAGCCAGGATGTAATGCTCGATCAACAGTTGCCAACTCGATGCACCGCGCATGCCAACGATGGCAATCTGTTCATCGTAGAGAAGCTCGATATCCGAACCCAACAGTTCAAAAAGTGAGATTGCGTCCCACTGCCCTTCGCAAACAAAGAGCAGGCTGGCGTCTGCCACGGTCCCAATCACAAAAGGCCATGCGCCCACACCGCCGATTGGCAGGTACCTCCAGCTCGCCTTCGACCCCGTCGCCGTCTGTGGCTTCAATCGGACATGATAGGCCACCTGTTTCAAATTATAGCTCTCACAGCTTCCCAATACGCGACCAGGGCATTCCACCTTAAACGCCACGCGACGATCTCCTGCCTCCTCATCCTGTTTCTTCAGCCACCGCGGTTCCAGAATTGAAACCAGCCCGATGTTGCCAATATCCACCAGGGCTTTCATGGTCTTGTCGGAATAACCTCGCCAGTTTCCAATCGCAGATTGGAGCGCTGGCGAGGCCCTCAGAAAATCAGCTCCTTCATTCCAAATCGCCAATTCCAGCGCAGGTATTTCCTGCAGTGGCTTCGGTTCAGACTTCTCCGGGTGTCTTCCCGTCGATAGCCGGGCGGGCAGAGCGCCGCAATTCGTCGAGAAATTCATGCCCGCTTTCAAGGCGAGGAAATTCATCGCAACCTTGCGATCGCACCCGTGCGTCAGCATCACGTAATCAAAGATGTCCCCCGAATGCCCTGAACTGAAGCATTTAAACCTACCGGTTTGCGTATCGATGGAGCACGACGGCGTCTTCTCCTTTTGAAACGGAGAGAGGCATTTCGGTCGACGGCCGTTCCCGATCAGCTTGATCCCATCCTCCCGAAGAAGGCTTTCAAGCGAAACCCGGGCCCGCACCGCAGCGAAATCGTAACTCATTTCAAGCTCTCCACATAATTCAATTCCTGTGCCGCGATATCGCCCTCCCACTGCGATTTCTTCCGCAGCAGGTTCTCCCACATGTGATCTTCCAAACCGGTGACATAAGGCACATGTACGCGAAGCTGACGGGTGGCGCCGTAACGGTGCGCCCGGCGAATCGCCTGATAAAAAGCCTCAAACGAATCGTCGAATCCGCTAAAAATCATCGCCTCGCAAAACTGGAAATTCATACCCATGCCGAGGAGCTTCGCCTTGGAAATCAGGCAGCGAATCTCACCGCCGCGGAATCGCTCCAGAATGCTCGGCCTGTCATTTTCCTTCACTGATCCATCGAGCACAACAGCCTCAGGAATCAAATTGCCCAGGATGCGGGCTTCCTCATCAAAAACAGTCCAGATCAGGATTTGCCTCCCGCTAGCCATCTCCACTTGCGCGATTTGTGTGCAGGCAATCGGCTTTTGACTGTCCATAAACTCCGTTGTGTCCTCTTTGCGGTACACAAAACCCTTCGCGATTTGACTGAGCTTCGATCGTGCCGTCACACCTAACTTATCCGGGGGCAAAAGCTCACCACTGGCCGCGGCGCGATGAAATTGCTTCGCCGCGGCGAGCTGCTCATCCGTCGGTTCGATCCGATGCTCAATAATGTCCGGTTCCGGAACCGTGAAATTCTTTTTGAAACCGTACGCTGCAGGATCCCTCAGATAGATCGACCAGCTCGACATGAATTTGAAGAAGGCCGCGCGTGCATGCGGCTTCACCTTCCAAACCTGCGTCTTGGGATCGCGATGAAAGAAGGTCCATAGGATTTCTCCCTCATTGCGCAGTTTCTCCAGAAAACCCGCCTGACTTGCATACTCCATGATGTCATTCGGCGCCGGTGTGGCCGTGCAGGAGAGCTTGTATTCGATCCCACGGCCGGACTTGATCAGGTTCCACTTGATCACCCCGCCCCCGCTTTTCAGGATCGAGCTTTCATCGAGAATAATGCCCGAAAGCCAGCGCAGTTCCTCCATCGGTCCTGCAATGAATTTCTC